TTCCTGCTACACTTTACGGAAAAGAAGATTTGTATTTATATGTTTCTCAAAACATCGCTAGAGCATACGTAAGAGCTTTAGGCGGATTTGGTGCATCAGGTTTAGGTGCTAATGGTACAAACGCAATGGGAACGCAATGGTTCAACAACGGTTCACTTTCTTTTGATGGTGTTAAAATCTTTGTTGCAAACGGATTAGCTGCTAACACTGCAATTGCTGCTGAAAAATCAAACTTATATTTTGGTACAGGTTTATTGGCTGATAATCAAGAAGTGAAAGTTATTGATATGGCTGATTTGGATGGTTCACAAAATGTAAGAGTAGTAATGAGATTTACTGCTGGTGTACAATATGGAATAGTTGAAGATATCGTAACATACGGAATTGTAAACGCTGCCAACTAATAAATAATTATTAATCAAATTAAAGGGGAGGTAAAATGCCTTCCCTTTTTTTTAACTTTAAAAATATATAGATATGGCTTGTGATATAAGTTTAGGAAGATTAGAACCTTGCAAAGATAGCAATGGTGGATTAAAATCAGTTTATTTTGTGAATTATGGAGATGCTACAGGATACACTTATGATGTTACAAATACAGATGTGATTGATGCAGTAACAGGTACACCAACTGCTTACAAATATGATTTGAAAGGAACATCAGCATTAACGCAAACAATTACTTCTTCAAGAGAAAATGGTACAACGTTTTTTCAACAAGAATTGGCTTTGACATTAAAAAAATTGTCTATTATAGACCACAAACAAATTAAATTATTATCTTACGGTCGTCCACAAGTAATTGTTGAGGATAATAATGGTAACTTCTTTTATTGTGGTTTAGAACACGGAATGGACGTGACTGGTGGAACTATTGTAACAGGTGCTGCAATGGGAGATTTAAGTGGGTATACTTTGACATTAACAGGAATGGAACCAGTACCAGCAAACTTTATAGGTGATACTTTAACTGCTGCAGGATTTACAGTAGTAGCTGGTGTATAATAATTGTTTTTTTTGTTTTTTAATTAAGGGATGCTTTAAGTATCCCTTTTTTATTTAAAACAATTTCAATATACTTTTATTTTTAAATAAAAAGAAATAACAAGATAATGATAATTTTAAAAGAGCAAATAGAAGCACAATCTTTAAAATTTATTCCAAGAGAATATTCAGCAACGTCTATTGTTTTGGTTAATGAAATGACAAATGAAAGTACTACTATAAGTTCTGATTTTTATATTGATGGTTATTACTTATACACTACTGCAACTTTTGATTTAAAAGAAGGTAATTTTTATACATTATCAATTTTAAATAATACAGACATAGTTTATAAAGACAAAATATTTTGCACAAATCAAGTGATTGCTGATTACACAATCAATAAGAATGAATATGTAGCAAATCAAACAACTAATGATTTTATAGTTTATGAATAATTCAAACATATCTATTGTAAATTTAAGTGCTTATACAAGTCCTAAGATACAAGAAAATAAAAAAGCAGGTTACATTGAATATGGAGATGATAATAATTACTTTCAATTTTTAATTGATAGATTTTTATATTCAACTACAAATGGTGCTATTATTACAGGTATATCAAATATGATGTACGGTAAAGGATTAGATGCTTTAGATGCTTCTAGAAAGCCTAATGAGTATGCACAAATGAAAACCTTATTCAAACCTGAAATGTTGCGTAAAGTATGCTTAGAACGCAAACTGATGGGTATGGCTTCAATGCAAGTCGTTAAACAAAAGAATAAAGTTGTTAAAGTTGAGCATTTTCCAATACATACATTACGTGCTGAAAAATGTAATGATAAAGGTGAAATTGAAGCGTATTTATATTGTCCTGATTGGGCAAATAAGAAACCTGCTGATGTATTAAAAAGAATACCTGCTTGGGGATTTGGAAACGGTAATGAGATTGAGATAATGGTTATCAAACCTTATTTACCTATATTTCATTATTACACACCTGTAGATTATAATGGTGCTTTGGATTATGCTTTGTTGGAGCAAGAAATATCTGAATATCAAATAAACGATGTGAAGAATGGATTTAGTGGAACTAAAGTTATCAATTTCAATAACGGAATACCGACAGAGGAGATGCGTGACCAAATTAAAGCGGATGTTAAAAATAAGCTAACAGGTTCACGTGGTGATAAAGTAATTGTAGCTTTTAATGCTAATGCGGAAAGTAAAACAACTGTTGAGGACATACCTTTAAATGATGCTCCTGCACATTATGAATATTTGAGTAATGAATGTTTTAATAAACTAATAGTTGGACATAGAGTTACATCTCCAATGTTACTTGGAATTAGAAATGGTGATGGAGGATTAGGTAACAATGCAGACGAAATAAAGACTGCTACGCTATTATTTGACAATATAGTTATAAAACCTTATCAATTAGAAATTATTGAAGCATTAGACGAAATATTGTTCTTTAATGATATTAGTTTAAAATTATACTTTAAAACAATTCAACCTTTAGAATTTACTGAATTAGATAATACACAAAATACAGACCAAGTAAAAGAAGAAACAGGTTTGAGTTCACATACTTGTTTAAGTTCTGCAGATGCTTTAATTGAAAAAGGTGAAGTTCTTGGTGAAGAATGGAATTTAGTAGATGAATTTGAAGTAGACTATGATTTAGAAGAAGAATTAGATTTAGAACTTGCTGAAATAAATAAAAAGAATAATCAAAAAAGTTTAATGTCTAAGATTTGGCAATTTGTTTCAACAGGTACCGCAAGACCAACGGCAAAAAGTCCTGAACAAGACAAACAAATTGATGGTGTTCAATTCATTACTAGATACGTTTATAGTGGTAATGCTACAGGACAAAGAGAATTTTGCAATAAAATGGTAAATGCAAATAAAGTATACAGAAAAGAAGACATTATAGCAATGGAAAGTCAAGCGGTTAATGCTGGATTTGGTGTTAAAGGTGCTGCAAATTATTCTATTTGGTTATATAAAGGCGGTGCGAGATGCGAACATAAATGGCTTCGTAGAACTTATGCAAATTTTGAAGGTGTAAAAATAGACTCTACAAGTCCTAAAGCTAAAAACATAAGTGCTGCAACTGCTGAAAAGTACGGTTATAGAATAAGAAACGAAAAAGAGGTTGCTATGAAACCTTCAGATATGCCTACAAAAGGGTACACACAAGAATATTGGGATAAAATGGGATTTACAAACTAAGATATGGCAGCACAAGCATTATTTGTTACGAGAGATGATATAGTTAAATTCACTGCATTAAATGGCAACATTGATACAGATAAATTTGTACAATTTTTAAAGATTGCACAAGATACGCATATACAAACTTATTTAGGAACTCAATTGTTCAACAAACTAAATGATGATATTGTAGATGATACACTTGCAGAGCCATATACAAGCCTTTTAAGCAAATATATTAAGCCAATGGTAATACATTGGACAATGGTTGAAGCGTTGCCGTTTTTAGCTATTACAATAGCAGGAAAAGGTATCTACAAACATACATCTGAAAACGCTACGAATGTTGAAAAGAATGAAATTGATTTCTTAATAGAAAAAGAAAGAGATATTGCTCAACATTATACAAATAGATTTATTGATTATATGTGTTTTAACCAAGTTTCTTTTCCTGAATATAATGCTAATTCAAATGGTGATATGTATCCAGATAAAGATGCTTATTTTACAGGATGGGTGCTATGATAAAAAAGTATAAACCAAAAGAAGCAAACGTTAAGAAGTTACAAATATTTTTAAAAAAAATAGAAAAGAAAGATGGGATTAAATTTTCAAAATATTAAAGGAGATACATTTGAAGAAGTATCTTTTGAATTGTTATTAAATGACGCACCATATAGTTTAGTTGGTGCAATTATTAAAATGCAATTAAGAAAAGAATACGGTGGTATTCCTAGTTTATCTTTAACATCGGTTGCAAGTGCTGGTATAACTATCACAAACGCTGCTAATGGCTTATTTAAGATTAACGAACAAGTAATAGATATATGTGCTTTTAATTACTTATATGACATCGAAATTGAATTTGGTGATGGTACTATTAAGACTTATGTAAGTGGGAATTTTTTAATCAAAAATGATGTAACAAGATAATGGCAGATATTATAGACATAAATGTTTTAGAAACAGTTGAAGATGTGACTATCAATGTAGTTGATAATGTTATACAAGTCAATATTAATAAAGTTACAAATGTTGCTGGAGTTCCTTATGTAGGAGCAACAAGCGATGTAAATTTAGGGGAATTTGGTTTACTTGCAGGAAACATAGAATTTGATAATACACCAACTAATATACCTACTACTGCAGGTTCAATGTATTGGAATGATACGGATGGAACTACCGATTTAATTTTAAAAGGCGGTAACGTTACATTGCAGGTAGGACAAGAACAAATTATACGAGTAGTAAATAAGACCGCTACGAACGTAAACTTACTACAATCAAACTATCAAGCGGTAAGAGTAACAGGCGCACAAGGTCAAAGATTAAAAGTAGATTTAGCATTAGCAACTAGTGATTTATTAAGTGCTGAAACTATTGGATTAGTCACTGAAACAATAAACAACAATTTAGAAGGATTTATTACAACAAGCGGATTAGTTCGTGGAATTAACACAACAGGAAGTTTACAATCTGAAACTTGGATTGATGGCGATGTACTTTATTTAAGCCCAACAGTAGCTGGTAATATTACAAAAATTAAACCTGTTGCACCAAATCATTTGGTAATTATTGGGTATGTAATTCACGCACATATCAATCAGGGTTCTATATTTGTCAAAGTAGATAATGGATATGAATTAGACGAGTTGCACAATGTTAAAATAACAACACCTTTAAACGACCAATCTTTAGTTTATAATTCTACACTACAAGTTTGGGAAAACAAAACCGTTAGTAGTATTCCAACACTTCAACAAGTTTTAGATAATAACCACGAATTAGCAGATGGAAACAATTTTCAAGGAACTTTAGCAGGTGATGCAAACACGGGTTCTGATGTTAATGCGTTTGGTTCAGATGCAGGAAATTTAAATACAGGCTCTTACGCTAACTTTTTAGGAGCAAGTGCTGGTTATGAAAACAGTGGAAATAATGTTAATTTTCAAGGAACTGGTTCGGGTGATGCAAACACGGGTTCTGATGTTATAGGTATTGGACAAAGTTCAGCAAGTGGAAATACGGCAAATCACGTCAATGTTTTTGGCGCAGGAGCAGGAGCAAATAATACTTTTAAAAACGTTAATATATTTGGATTTCAAGCGTTAGCAGATGCAGATAATCAGAACGTATTCTCAAAATGGGTATCAGGAGTAACTAAATATTTAGGTCGTTTATCTTTTAATAACATTACAGCAGACCGTAAATGGGAGTTACCCGATGCAAGTGGAACGGTAGCTTTAACATCTGATATTCCTTCACCTATAACAATAGATGCTACACCAACAGATGGTAGTACAAATGCTGTAAGTAGTAATGGTGTGTTTGATGCTTTGGAAACCAAACTCACAAAATGGCAATCAGCAGTTGATGGCACGTCTGTAATTAATACATTAACTATAACGCCTACTTATTCACAATTAATTCCAGCTAATACAATGGTTACGGGTGATGTTATAAGTGTCGATTATAGAGCAACTTCGCCAGGTGCAAAAACATCGATTACAAATCATTATTTATATGTAAATACATCTAACTCATTATCAGGCGCTACTCAATTAGCTTTATCTGCAACAGGAGCAACAAGTAGAACTTGCCCATTAAGTAGAAAATTAAGCGTAAAAGTAGCGACAACAAAAGTAATCAATGCAACAACGAGTGCGCAGAATGATTTAGCCCTTTCAGCCGCAATGACAACAGCAACTATCGATTGGACGGTTGACCAATATTTAATATTCGCAATAGGTCATACAGTAGCAGACCAAACAATGTTCGGTGACTTTTACTTAATTTCAAAATAATATGGAAACTACAAAAGAATATTTAGAAAACGGCTATTTAATTCATAACGATAAACAAATAAGCGTTGAAATTGATGGTCAAGTTATTTTAATGAAAGTTGAAAATATGGATGAATTTATAAAAACTTTAAAATAATGAGAAACTCTTTTCACTTCATAGTGGGAATGTTAATCGCATTTCTATTATCATTGACTTTCGACGGTCTTTTCTTTTGGGAGCAATTTATTATAGTAGTTGTTGTAACGTGGTTTTTCGGTGCTTCTTGGGAAATAGCAAGGGAAATGCTTAAAAAGTCTTACTTCGATTGGAACGATGTTTACCGAACAATTATAGGAGGAATAGTTACAATATTAATTTTAGCAATATGAAAGCAATAATCTTATTTTTATTTTTAGCAACTACCACGCCTGAGGTGATTGGATTTAACGGTGTGCATTTTAAACAAGGCGGTCAAAACTACGTTAATTTAGGATGGTCAACGTCTTTAAACAATACGCAACCTTATTATAACACAATCAAACAAAACGGTGTGGTGATTGCTGATGGATATTTTGAGCAGTACAATAGAATTTCTATTCTTGTGGCTAATAATTACACTACTGCAACTTATTCGATTACGCAAACTTATAATGGGGTTACGAGTGCGCCTGTTTATACAACTGTTACAAAATTAAAGAGATGCAATTTTTCCCAATTACTTGAAACTTCAACTTCCTTTGCGTAGCTTAATTGGATGTCGTTAAATTTGTTTTGCAAATCTCTATTGTGTTTTCGTATTTCAGATAGTTCATTCATTACTTCTGTCATTCGGTCTTTGTAATCGCTTAGGAAACCATCGTACATTGATTGCATTGAAGTCACCGCATCGCTTTTAGCTTTCATTCGCCCTCCAAATACCCACGCTATCGGTGTTGTGATAAATCCAATCAATGCTAACCAGTTTTCAATAAAAAAATTCATATAAACAAAACTATTATATTAGTAATTAATGCGCCTATAATCGAATATTTTACGTCTTCGTAGTCAATTGGTGCTTGGTTATACATATTCCAACCCCATTCCCACATTGTAGCAATTACTCCCGTAACAAAAGCGGTTAAGAATAATTGAATTAATAAAGGTACTCCTGAGTATGTAAGTGATAATACCCATCCAATAAAAGCACCTACGATTAAATGCTTGTGGTAATTTTGTTTAAAGAAGTTTTTCATTTGTTTCTTTTTTTACACGTTTCTCCCATTCTTTATTTAACACTTGTAAATTGTGTTGAGTAGTTTGTAAAAGTTGATTTTGTTCATAAACCAATTTCATTAACTCTAATTCGCTGATTGTTGTAATGTCTAAATTCATAATAATACTACTTTGATTTGTTGTGCAATATATTCAAATGCGTAATTGTTTTTTCCATCCCAATTATCATAATCTTCACCTGATAAGTTTGCGTTTCCATCTGCTAAAACTGCACCTGATATTGTTTGTTCTTCTACTACTGTATCCGCTTCTTTAAGCATCCAATAAAATGAACAATTAGATTGCAAGTTATCGCTAATTATTTGTGCGTCTAAAATTGAAGCAGTTTTAACTTCTCCGTTTTTCCAAATCTGTATTTGTTGTATTTCTCTCATTTTTTAATTATTAAAGTGATGTTATTGTTTCCCAAGTTGAAGCGGTTCTTACACATAATTTATTTAGTGTGCTATCGTAAACAACTAAACCTGCAACTGGCGATGCTATTGCATTTTTTTGTACAGTCGTCATTCTCGGAGGAAGGAAGCCTTGTGTAGTACTTTCTATTGTTAATTTTGAACTTGCTATATCTGTTGGTGTATTTCCACCCCCTATCATTACATTTCCACCTCCAAATATTCTCATTCTTTCATTCCAGTCATTTGTGCAAAATGTAATAGGTTGAGATGATGTTGTAGTATTAAATGCTAATTTTGATGCTCCTGATAAAACATACATATATGCAGTATTTGGAACAAGTGAATTAAATGTAGATGCTCCGCTTGGATGCCAACCAAAACCTAAGTTTTTATTTGCAGCATCTTCTCCTAATAAAATAAAATTAGTTACTGATATACACGACCCTGAGTACAATGTGACAGCGGTAAATGTATCAACAGGAAGCATTACAACAACTTCGCAAT